CTACGGCGATGATACTGAGTTAGCCCAACAGTCACGCGCTGACTTGGCTACTGCTCAATCTAATCAGACAGATCGTCTGCGTGAAGACATGGGTACATTTGCTCAGGCTGCTGCTACAGGTCAACAGGCTTTGGGTAATCAATTAACAGACGTAGCTACTGGTGTAGATGACCGTATTGGTCAGCTAGATGGTGCTGTAGAAAGCGGATTTATTGAACAGGCTAATACAGCAGCAAATAACTCTGAACTTGCACAGGCAGCTATTGCCGAAAGCATTACTCAAATGGGTGACCAATCTGCTAATATCCTATCTCAGATGGATGCTGGGCAAGTTACTGCTGCTAGAGACATGGCAAAACTTGCTGCCGGACAAGAAGGTCTGGACGAAAATATGAGAGCAGACTTTGAGCAGATGGGTGCAGCATTTGATGATAATGGTCAATTGATCCAGAACAGCATTGACTCTCAAGGCAATACAATTACCCGCGCTATGGATCAGCAAGGTAATATGCTTCTTAAGAAATTTAACGTGCAAGGCCAAGAGACTGGCTCTAGTCTGATTAATATTGGTCAACGGTTACAGCAGCTTCAGGCAAAACGCACTGAAGGTAATACTGGAATGGGGGCACTAACCCCACAGGCCCAAATCGGGGGATTCGCGGCCTCTCCCTACCAACAAACTGGCATGATATCTCAAACAAGACCCGATCCCGATTTTCTAAATAGATGAAGGTAAGGTATTAATATGCACCCACATAAAGTGTCTACAGACTGTATTGAACTGGTTAAGAAGTTTGAGGGTCTACATAAACTAAAGGATGATGGTTTAGTCCATTCGTATAGGTGCCCAGCCGGAAAGTGGACTCTGGGTTATGGGGCCACTAAAGGCATTCGCTCTGGTATGAACTGTACCATAGCAGAGGCTGAACAGCGGCTAATCCATGATCTAGATGAACACGGTAAAATTGTTAAGCGTCTGGTTAACGTACCTCTATCTCAAGGACAGTATGATGCGTTAGTATCGTTTGTATTCAACTTAGGTGGTGGTGCGTTCAAGTCATCAACTTTGCTGAAGCGTCTGAACTCTGGAAATTACGACGATTGCCCTGAGCAGATTATGCGGTGGAACAAGGCCAGAGTAGACGGTAAGCTAACTCCCTTACGTGGACTAACTCGTAGACGTACTGCTGAGGCCGCTATCTTCTCCAGAGACGCACAGTTGCCTTCTGATGAGGGTGGCCCAGAGATGCCCCAGAAGCCTACCGCTGAAGCACCTAAGCCTCTCACTAAGTCTAAGACAATGGCTGGTGTGGGTATTGCTGGTGCAGCCACAGGACTTAATGAGGTGGCCGGACAGTTACAGGGGCTTGTAGCCTACGCTGACGGCCTCAAGACTATCTTCCTGCTCTGTGCAGTCGGCGGTATCGCTCTAGCAGCATACGCTAGGTATAAAGACAATAAGGAAGGCATCCACTAGTGTTCATCTTTGGTAAAATAAAGAGTTACATTATTGGTGCATTAGCACTGGCCTTACCCATACTCTATGTCATGGGTCAGGTCACAGGACGGGCTAAGGAAAAGAATAAAGTCCTTAAGGACGATCTACAGGCCCAGAAGAAAAATACTGATTTTTACAAGGCAATGGCAGAGCATGAAGACGATAGCCTTAATGACCGCAAGTCTCTTACTGAGCGGCTGCGCGGGAACGGTCTATAGAACCGATCTAGAAGTCTACTGCCCACCTATGGAGCAGTACTCTAAGGACTGGAACAAAGGACTTGCTACAGAGATTGAGAGCCTAGATGAAGGCTATTTCGCTATACCAGTGGCTATAGCAGATTACGCCAAGCTACGGGATCGTATCCGTGCGTGTGAAAAAGAGAAGGATAATTTATAATGGGCTTCTGGTCTGATACATTTGGCGGCGGTAACAGCTTTACGGAAAGTGTGGCAAATACTTTTACTCCAGATGATGGTGCATCCTACGTTAGCGGTAACCTCGTTTATGATTCTGGCGCTAAAAAAGGTCAAGTAGTTAAGAAGAACGAGGGCGGTGGATACGGCGGTACAGATAAAAAAACGGGAAAATCAACTTATTCGGGTTCTGGTCAAAGTGACAGTACAGGTCACGTTGTTAAAAAGGGTGAAACCTTAAGTGAGATAGCCAAAAATAAAGGCATGAGTGTTGAGCAACTAATGGCTCTCAACAACATCAAAGACCCTAATAAAATTCAAGAAGGTGCTGCTCTAAAGACTAGTGGAGCCGCCAGTTTCTTTAATAATGGCATCTCTATATTTGATAATAAATCTGATACGGGTATCAAAGGACAGGCTCCCAGTGGATTTGGTAAAGCTATGGGCTTTGCTTCGGGTACTGGTATCATTGGGGCATTGGCAGGATGGGCTAATAACCTAGACCCTGAGAAAGATATTGCAAACGGTGAAGTTATAGATGGACGGCAAGTCTATGACAACGGCACTATGAAATACTCCTACAACTTCCTTGGATTGCCTTATGAAGTAAAAGTAGACGGTGGAAAGGTTGTAGATGCTCTCTCAATTAAAGACTCAGAAACTGGTCAAACCGGGTATGAGCGGATGGCTCAAGAGGCCCGTGATAGCGGGGATAATGATAAAGCTGATCAAATTATGCAGGAAGCAGCCGACAATGCTAATACGGGGGGTGATGACTCAGATGGCTCTACCAACGTAGATGACATTGCACAGAGTGTTTTAGACATGGCTGAGGCAGCAGGATTGATATCCTCTCAAGATGAGAAGAATGCTATCTTAGCAGACCCCATGAAGTTTTTAGAGGATAGAGGCTTAAAACTATCTGACGTTGTTCCAAGTCTAGATGCAAATACTGATGGCGCACAGATTGGTGATATGGAAGAGATGGCTGACATCAGCCCAGAAGTATCTACCGTAGATAACGTAGCCACAGTCGATAATGTAACAGGTGAGCCTATATCCACCTACGATGCTGCCACAAACACTATCACTGACGATATGAAAGTGGACGCAGTTACAGGTGAAATAGATAATGATAACCTAGTAAATGCCGAAGACTATGTGATTGATACTGAGGCAATTTCAGAAGGTAAAGGTCCACTAGGTAAAGCACTAAATGACTTCGCCTCACAGAATATATCCAGTATAATTGATACTAGCACGGCTGATGGAAAGTTATTAGCTCAAGCATTAGGTGAAGGTAACTACACTGACTCTAAGGCTACGGTACTTGGTCAGGCTAAACTGATTGCTGCTGAGTTTAAGGACAGTAATGGTAATGCTCGTATACCCGCATGGGCGCAGGGTGTAGCAAGAGACGTATCCAAGACTATGACCTTTGGTGGACTGTCTGGAACCGCTGCTACAGAGTCAATGGCAAATGCCATAATGGAAGCTACTCTAGGTGTAGCCGATAAAGACGCTAAGTTCTATCAAACTATAACTCTTAAGAATTTAGATAACAGACAACAGGCTATCCTTAATAAAGCAAAGACAATTGCTACTGTTGATTTAGCTAATATGAAAGCCCACGAAGTTGCTGCTGTACAGGATGCTAAAGCGTTCTTACAAATGGATTTATCAAATCTTACAAACCAGCAACAGGCCGAAGTAATCAACAAACAGATTATGAAAGATGCTCTGTTCACCAATACAGCAGCAGAAAATGCTGCACGGCTATTTGCTTCCCAAGAAAGTAACGATGCAGCCGAATTTTATGCCAATATGAATGTTGCAATTGATAGAGATAATGCTAATACTATCAATACACTAGCTAAGTTTAATGCTGGTGAAATCAACGACAATAGAGAGTACGTTGCAGAGCTAAGAAACAACAGAGAACAGTTTACTGCCAAGCAGCAGTTCTTCATTGATAAGTACAATGGCGATTGGATACAAAAAGTAGCCACTACTAATACCCAGATGAACTTTGATGCAGCAAGTTTTGATGTAAAAGCTGCTCTAGGTATATCACAAGAAGCCCAGAACAGGTTGTGGGATGATGCCGATAATATTCTAGACTACATATGGAAATCTTCTGATAACGATATGCAGAGAGAATACCTACTACTAGCCGCACAAATACAATCTCAGTCTGGCAAGACTTCTAGTGGAAATAGCTTCTTGCAGTCTGCCTTGCAAATTGGTGGTGCAGTACTTGGCGCAGGGTCTAAGCCTTGGTGGTTAGCGTAGGAGAATAACATGAAGTTTCAAGAAGCAGTTAAGAAATCCATAGAGATGTTCTTGGACGGTAAGATGCCAGACAGAACCGCTGAACTAGCGGAGAGCGGCCAGTTAATGTTTACACAGGAATACTTTGATCTTCTGGAAGAAGAAATCATGGGTGAGCCTGTGGAGAAAGAAGAGGAAGTAGAAGATGCGTCCTGATACCCCAATCCCCGGAGCAAATCTATTAGCCGATACGCGGCACTACGCATGGCATAGACCGCCGGATATTGCGGATTATGATCAGGCTGTTGATTTCATGATCAAGAGGATTGACGATCCTTATGAGACGCAGATGGTCATGGCTATGCTTCAGATCGATGCACAGATTTCAACTATCGTTTCTACACTTCTGTTACAGTCTGTGTCTGTAGGTAAGTTTGGTATTGACCTAGCACTGCTTACCGCAGGACCACTGGCAAGATACATTGAAATCATGGCAAAGAATGCCAACACTCCTTACGAGATGGGTATAAGAGATAAGGATGAGATTGTTATCACTCCTACACTCTTAAAACAGGCGCTAGGGATCGTTGACCCTGATGATGAGCCTGAGATGCCAGAAGAAGAAGAAACCCCTGCCTTAGAGCAGCCCACAGGCGGTCTGATGGCTATGCCTGACGAGGCTGTAGCTCCACAAGATGAGCAGATGGCTATGTTGGGTGGTGTTGAGGAAGAAGAAGAATT